GATAAATCTACAATAGAATTTGATTTAAATAATTTTGAACAAGAATTAATTAAAAACAGAATAAATTTAAAAAGAGTTGATTTAGTTCAAAAAGTTCAAACTATTTTAAAAGCAAAAAAAGATCGTGGTAAGTATAACAATAAATCTTGTGTTGCTTGGTTAATAACTGGAGACAAAATTGATAATAATAAATTAGTGTGGGAAGGTGAATCTGTTTATGTAGGAGACGATTTAAAAGAGGTAGAAGATGAGTAATTTAAAAATTCCAAAATTTATTCCGGGACCTCCAGGTACAGGTAAAACTCATGTGTGGCTTAAAAATAAATATACTGAGCTTTTAAAAAAATATCCTTGGGATAGAATTGTAATTTTATCTCACACAAATACAGCAGCTGATGAAATTATAAAAGCTGTAAACAAATTACCTGAAATAAAAAACGTGCCAGACACAAACTTGCAAGATCAAATATGTACAATTCACTCTTACTTTAGAGCAGAGTATTTACATATAAAAAAATATGAACACGAAGATCATAAAAAATTTTGTATAAAAAATTCAGGGATGAACATTGTAAAAAAAAATACTCCTTGGGATAAACATCCTCTTTATGAGTTTATTTCTCACGCTCATGGTAAAGGTTATGACCTGACTTCTGAAGTAGAACTTGAAAAGTATTGGGCTCTTTGTGAAAGATCTCGTTATCAAAAATACCGTCTTCAAGGTCCAGGAGGATTATTAGAATTAAAAAAAGAATATGACAAATATAGAGAAAACCCTGAACACAGAAGAGTATCTTTTGTAGACATGATAGATAATTTTAGATTTAAATCAGAAATACCAAAGGACATAGATGTTTTAATAGTAGATGAAGCTCAAGATTGTAGTAAACCTCAAATAAATGCTTTACAAATAGCAGCCATACATGCAAAAGAATTTATTTTTATAGGTGATGCCGATCAAACCATTCACGAATATGCAGGATCAGACCCTGAATATTTTTATCAATTAGCTAACACAGAAGAAGCAAAGGCCGATGAACTTACTGAAGGTTTAAGATGTGGTCAAACTATTAATAAAATATGTAGAAATATTATTGCACCTGTGTGGAAAGAATACGGTAGGTATTCAGAAAGAACTTGGACTCCAACTGATGTTGTTGGAAAATCATATTATATACCTGGATTAGATCAAGGGTGTAAAGCAAAAGATATTTTAATTAATAAAATTTTAAATACAGAAGATACATTTTTATTTACCTACAGAGGTAACCCTACTCATAAAGCTATAAATATATTTCTTCAAAATCATGGAATAGATTATAAAATGGTATCAGGTAATGCTCATGTATCTAGAGAACATTTTAGTTGTTTTAAAAATTGGAAAACTTTTATGAATGATAAAGTTTCTAAACAACAAATAAAAGAATATTGGAAGTTAATGGGTTCAAAAGTAAAAATTTATGGTCAAGGTAGTGTTGATAAACTTAAACCTTTAATTGATAGAGATTACAATATACAGGAACTTATTGATGCAGGTTATTTAAAACCTGAAGTAAAACAGTTTGAAAGATTTTCTCAACTTTTAAATCATGAAGAATTATCCGATAATGAAAAATTAATTAGTAAAATACCTTATATAAATAAAGTTTTAATTAATGGTATGGACACAACTAAAAAACCAAGAGTTCAACACGATACAATACATAAAGTAAAAGGATTAACTTTTGATAATGTAATAGTAGATCTATCAACATACTATCCGGAACCTCGTAACTTTGAACCAACAAGACTAGCTTATGTTGCTTATAGTAGAGGTAGAACGGACTGTTGGACTATAGGATCTTCTGGTCCTTATTCTTTAGCAAAAATACAAGAAAATTGGAGAGAAATATTAGAACTTTAAAGGAGGAAACATGACTAACAGTGACATATTTAAAAAAGATGGATACGACTCATTAGACAAACAAGTTGGAGGAAAACATTATAAACGAATGAAGCTACAACCTGCAGAATTTATAAATGAAAATAAATTGCTTTTTGCAGAGGGTAACGCTATAAAGTATATATGCAGGCACTCATTCAAGGGGAAGAAAGAGGACATTAAGAAAGCGATACATTATTTAGAAATGATATTAGAAAGGGATTATAATGTGTAAAACTCCGGAAGACTTGGATCTACAAGGTGTAGATACAGTAGCAATCGATATAGAAACGTATGATCCTAACTTAAAAACAAAAGGTTTAGGTGCAATAACAGGAGATGGTTATATAACCGGTGTAGCTGTAGCCACAGGTAAAGATTCTGTTTATTTTCCGTTACGTCACTCTGATAAAAAACTAAATTTTAAAGAACTGGAAGAGTTTTGGGATCAAATAAATAAAAAACTTTTACAAAACAATAAAATTACAAAAGTGTTTCACAACGCAATGTATGATGTTTGTTGGCTTCAATCTGTAACAGGTAAAAAACTTAAAGGACGTATTGTTGATACTATGGTTGCTGCATCTGTAATTGATGAGAATAGATTTAAATATTCATTAGATGCTTTGTCTAAAGATTATTTAAATGAAGGTAAGTATAAATACGATTTAGAAAATTTAGTTTTAAAAGATTCAAATGGAGTTAAAAAAAATGCTATATCTAATATGCATGAAGTGCCTTTTAGTATAGCTGAACAGTATGCAAAACAAGATGTAAACTTAACTTTAAAATTATGGCAATTATTTGATAAAAAATTAGACGAAGTATTATACATAAAACCTGAAACTAAGAAAGAGTATACTCTTAGAAATATATTTGAATTGGAAACAAAATTATTTCCTTGTTTAGTTGACATGAAATTTAAAGGAGTTAGAATTGATGTCGCAAAAGCTATACTATTTGGAAGACATCTTAAAAAAAGAAGAGATCAAATATTAAAAGCAATACAAAACAAAACAGGTATTAGAATAGATATTTGGGCAGCTTCTTCTATTAAACATTTATTAGAATATTTAAAAGTTAAAGATTATAAGGTTACACCTAAATCAAAATTACCTCAATTACCAAAAGATTATTTAAAGACACACGAAGAAAAATCTTTACGTATGATAGCTAAAGCAAGAGAGTATGACAAAGCTGCAAATACATTTGTAGATGGTTTACTTGGTTATGTTTATCAAGGAAGAATTCACGCAGATATAAATCAAATTAGAGGTGATAGTGGAGGAACTGTAACTGGAAGATTTTCAATGAGTAATCCTAATTTGCAACAGATTCCATCAAAAGGTTTTATAGGTAAAAAGATGAGAGAGCTTTTTATACCTGAGGAAGGCCATACATGGGGTAGTTTTGACTATTCTCAACAAGAACCAAGGATTGTAGTGCATTACGCAATAAAACATGGATTAGAAAAAACAGACGATTTAAAAAACCAATTTAATAATGATAAAGCAGACTTTCATCAAATAGTAGCCGACATGGCAAAAATATCTAGAAAACAAGCAAAAACTATTAACTTGGGTTTATTTTATGGTATGGGAAAAGGTAAATTACAAGCAGAATTAAATTTAGATAAAGATCAAGCTAAAAAATTATTTGATACTTATCACAATAAAGTTCCTTTTGTTAAACAATTATCAGATGGTTTAATGAGATTTGCTGAAGAAGAAAAATTAATTTTTACTCTTGAAGATAGATTTTGTAGATTTGATAAATATGAAAGTGTTAATAAAAGATGGAATAATAAAGAACGTAAATTTGAAGAATGGGATCCAGAAGCAAAAGAAATTAAACAAGCAGAGGGTAAAATTAAATATGAAGGTGATTGGGTTGCTCCTAAACTTATGTCAGAAAGTGAAGCTTGGTCTAAGTTTAAATTGTTATTTAATGCTAAATCTAAATCAAAGGTTGAAGGTGGTGAGGGTAAATTTGAAGAACTTACAGAAAAACAAAGACAAGACTGGTTTAAAAATTATTTTACTTCTGCTTTTACTTACAAAGCTTTAAATAGATTGGTACAAGGGTCGGCTGCTGATATGACAAAAAAGGCTATGGTATTATTATATGAAAAAGGTATAATACCTCATATACAAATACATGATGAACTTTGTGTATCTATCAAGGATGAAGCAACACGGATTTTGGTACAAAAAACAATGGAAAAAGCGATTATTCTTAAGGTCAATAATAAAGTAGATTATGAATATGGACCTAATTGGGGTAGTCTTAAAGGATGATAAATTATGGCTTACTTAAATGCAAATATTCCTGTACAATACGCACAAATAAAAAAGGAGTATTTATATGACCTTAAAAAACATCATGGCGAAGTTGAAGACTGTATTATCTTTGCTATTGCCGCAATCACTGGAAAACCAATCTTATTCCATGCCATCATGGAAAACGGTGCAATCTTTTATCGTTTACCCATATCGGCTTTTATTCAACGTGGTTATGACCCCAAGTCTGTTCCGACCAAAAGACTTGATGAATTGGAATTGTGGAATAGTTTTTCTTACTACCCTGCTATTACTTGTTTTGATCTTTTAGACGGACAACACGGCAAATACATAGGTAAAGATAAGAAATGGCATCACGGATCCTATCTTTTCACAGTTGACTTTGCACATCCAGAGAGTAATATAGTTGACACTGATCATTCTGAGATCCCGCACGAACATAAGTGCGCACACATAATTGCCTTAGATGATGGCAACTATGCGGCACAGCCAAACAATAGAATTATATGGGACATACCTTCATTTACAGTGAAGGATGAAACTCCTGATTGGAAGGTACAAACTTCCGAATGGAATGTAGAAAACACAGGTCAATGGAGAACAGAAGACACTGATAATTTTTTCTACGAGATAGAAGAAAAGAAACATGATTAAAAAATGGATTGAAAAAATATTTGGTAAGTTTTGTAAGTGCAAAGTAGATGAACATATTACAATGTACACAGAAGTACCAGAACTTGAAATAAAAATAGTGTGTGATAAACACCCTGATTCTTACAAAAAAACTTGCCCAAGTTGTAGAGCGGCAAAGTAATGGAGGGCCTACGCATGGACTACAGATTTACAGCTGTATTAATATTAATGTTATGTGCACTAGCTTTATTTGGTGGACCAGCGCGTTCAGCAACTTCACAAACCAACACTAGTGGCTCAAATACAAGTATTGAAGGTGGGTATACGGGGGGAGCAACGACTTACGAATCAGGAAGTACATCTACGTCCACAACTAATTCAACATCAACCAGTAATATAAAATCAGCACCACCAACAGCGTCATCTCCATCATATAATTCTATGACACAGGATGTATGTGCAGTAGGTGGATCGTTAGGTGTTCAAACATTTGGACTTGGTATCAGTGGTGGAAAACATTTTATTGATAAAAATTGTGAACGATTAAAATTAGCAAGAATTTTAAATGACTTTGGGATGCGTGTAGCAGCAGTAGCTATCCTCTGCCAGGAT